ACAGCCAGCTCATCCCGACCAGCACGACCTCCCTGCCCCTCTCCGAAGGTGCCTATGGTTTCGATGGCGGCGTCTTCTACGCTTCCCAGTTCCCGTCCGAGCTGAAATTGGCCGGGTTCGCCTGTGCGCCGGAGGCGGTGGCTCTCGCAAGCGCGGCCCCTTCCCTCGACCACGTCCGCGACGGCATGCTCGTCTCGGAAGTCGTCACCCTCGAAGGTCTCGGCATGAACATCTACTACAACGTCTGGGCCGACAAGAGCACCCGCTCCCTCGTCGCCTCGGCCGAGCTGATGTTCGGTGCGAACAAGGCTGTGACCAACGGCACGATCGCCGCGGTCTACAACCCGTAATCGCCGGGGCTTAAAGCCCCACGAAACGAGACCCCCAGAAATGGGGGTCTTTTTTTTGCCCGCCTCCGCAGATTTATGAGCCTATACGGGAAAGAGTTTCTGGACGATGCGAAGGAGATGGTCGCCGACTACGGAGTCCCCGGCTCGACGGCCGGCGGGACGCTGACCTTTCAATGTCTCATCTCCGACCCGGCCTATACCACCAGCCTTGAAGCAGGGGGGTATGTGGAGCGTACCCAGTACTCGGTCAGGCTCCCCGCTGTAACGGCCTCCTGGAGCCTCCCAGACGGGTCTATTGGGGCATCGGCTGCCACCCTTAGCGGCGGCTTCCCCATCCCCTCCCTGGGCATTGGCAAGAAACTGACGGTCGGGGGCAAGGTCGTCCGCGTCAACAGCCAGACACATAAGCCCGCCTCGGCTTGGATCACGCTGGTCGTCATGGACGCCGACCAATGAACCCCCCTAACCTTCCAGGGGAGGGAATCATCCCGAAGAGTTACGAGGAGTTCATGACCGCCCTCAAGGAGTTCGCGGTCAACTCCAACCAAGGGATGGCCGACGTCTTCCTGGAGCAAGCCGCCCTGATGTGCCGGGACTCCATGGTCTTGACCCCTCCCATCCTGAAGGTCGGCGGCGGCGGTCTGACCAAGGACGCGAAGAAGGTCGGCGAGATGGCCATCGCCGGAGACGTCCATTCCGTCGTGATCGGCGAGCGCTCAGGTTCCACCAACGGCCGCCGCGGTCGCCTGTTCCGCAAACTCGGCAGCGCCTCCCTGAACAACAACCAAGCCCGCTTCTGGAAACTGGCCGGGGATAATACCGACCTTCTGGCCGGCAGTAACAACAGCCTATTCGGTCGGATGTTCGGCTCGAAGGGTTTCGGGACTGAGTACGGCTTCAAGAAGCTGAAGAATTACTTCGACCGCATCGGCTCGGAGGAGGCCGTCAACGCTTTCAACCGCCCCGTCATCGACAGTCAGGCCGGCGTCGAGGAGGTGCATATGCGCTTCCGCGACAAGTACAAGGGACGCATCAAGCGCAAGGGTGGCCCTGGCATCGATTTCTGGCAGAGGTATGAGGCCAAGGACGGAGTCCTCAAGGACTACATCAAGCGCCGCCAACTGGCCGTCGGCCGCATCAAGTCCGGCTGGGTCGATACCCTGAACAAGATGGAGAAGCCGAAGATTAACGGAACGAATAAGAACGCCGGACGCTCTGGCATCAATCTTTGGATCAAGCGCCACGCCCAGTCTACTGGCTACGTCCAGATCACCCGCCAGAATGCGGAACAATTCATGTTCGCTATGACCTTCGGAAACCGAAACGGGGACGTAGACAACATTGCTACGGCCACGAATGTGAAGAATCTGGTGTACGGGAATCGCGTCCAGCAGATGCCCGCCATGCTCCAGCGCATCCTCGAAGCCCAAGCCAAAAAGTTTAACCGCTCAAAATAACCATGGGAACCATCTCTGTCCGACATATCTGCGAAGGCGTCCTTGACGCCTACCTCACCGCCAACTCCGGCATCTCCGGGGTGGCCTTCTACACAGGCGACAACGCCGAGATCAACGTGCTCCCCAAGGCCGTCATCCTCTGCGACTCCGCCCGCACCCCCGCCGAGCTGCCTGAGGGTCTCGGCAATTTCCATTGCTCCGTCCGCGTGACCGTCTTCTCCAACGCCGACGACACCACCCTGACCGACCACCGCGCCAGGGTCGCCGCCATCGCCGGAGTCATGGCCGACATCCCCGCCATCAAGGCCGCCTTCGTGGCCGGCGGTGACGCGGCTTGCTACGACGTGACCCCAGAGTCCGAGGACGAAGGCCGGGACGAGCGCTCCTGGGCGTCCGTCCTTTCCTACGATGTCTTCGTGGTCGTCAACCCCCAGCCGTAACGGTTGCCCAGCCCCGCAGATTTAAACACCATGGCCGCCATTCTCAACGGAACCTCCTGTATCTACGGCATCAACGGAACGGTGGCGAACCTGTTCGTCCAGTCCTACTCCGTGAGCGCTGGCTTCAACAACGAAGACACCGTCCAGAACGAGACCGGGCTGACGGTCACCCATCGCCTCGACGATCGCAAGACGACCATCAGCATCGAAGGCATCTGCAAGACCAGCGCCGTTCCGCAGCTTGGCGCCAACATCACGTTCACGACCAACACCGCGTCGGCTTATCCTGCTGGCTCCGCCTCGACGAGCTTCGCCGGAATCGTGACGGCCGTGTCTGAGAAGGCGGCCAATAAGGGTTTCACTTCTGTGACGGTCGAGGCGGTCGATTACGAAGGTATCAACTATACTGCCTAATTGACTTAGCCCCTTCGGGGGCGAGTCTGTTGAGGTGGATGGAAGATTTCTCAAGGCTTACACAGACCCCGCAAGGGTGTCTTTCCTTGGCAGGGTCGTCTACCCTTTCTGCCTGAAGTACCGGGTGCGGCTGCTCGCCATCGAGTCGCCCCTGGTCACGGAGGGAAAGAAGGTCACCCCGCTCGACTTGCTGGTGGCCGTCAAGATTTGCGCCGAGGAGCCGCTTGGGGAATTGACCTTCCTCGAGAAACTCAAGGTGCTCAGGCTTCAGCGCCGTCCGACCATCTTCGAGGCCGAGCTCGAAAGGTTCGTCGCCTACGTCCAGCTCGCCGCGTGGCCTAAGTTCTGGGCGAGGAACACAGCCAGCAAAGGGGAGGCCGAGGACGCCGGTATCCCTTGGCCGCTCGCCGTGGTGACCGCCTTGGTCAAGGCCGGCTTCGAGGAGAAGCGAGTCTGGGAGATGCCCGAGTGTCAAGCGGTCTGGTACAACGCCGCGATCTCCGCGTCCAACGGGTCGGAGGCCAAACTCCTGACGACCGACGAGGAAGCCTTCATCGAAACCATCGAGGAGAAGGAGAGGGTTGCCACGTCCGCAGAGGTAAAGACCCCCGAATCTGATGGCCCAAAAACTTGAATACGAAATCAAAGGAAAGTCCGACGTTGACCAGGTAACGGGTCGGGCGAAGAAGTCCGTCGACAGCCTGGGAGAGTCTTTCAAGAAGGCCGGCAACGACATCACGAAGAAGCTCGCCGGCATGGTCAGCGCCGCGGCCCTGTTCGACAAGGCCCTGACCTTCGCCATCGACACCGTCCGCGAGTTCGGGATGGTCGCCGACCAAGTCGAGAAAAGCGGCCTCAACGCGGAGCAGTTCCAGTCCCTCGCCTTCGCAGCCCAGCAGTCGGGCGTCTCCATGCAGACTCTCGCCAAGGCCACCCGCCAGCTGCGGACTGACATGGCCGAGGCCGCCGCCGGCAACGCCGAGCAGATGCGCAAGTTCGAGGCGCTCGGTATCACGATGGAGCAACTCAAGTCCGGCAACGCTCAGGCCGTCTTCGTCGCCCTGGCTAACGCGATGTCTGGAGCCGCGACCGAGTCCGAGAAGCTGACGATCGCGACGGGCTTCTTCGGCGACAAGGTCGGCAACGAAATCCTCCCCATGCTCGGGGACGTGCTGAAGCTCCAGAAGGACATCGCCAACGCCCCCATCGTTGACGCGGCGACGCTCAAGATGCTGGACGAGTACAACGACAAGATTGATAAGATGATCGCCAAGTTCAAAGTGGCGGTCGCTCAGTATTTCAGGCTCGTCGAAATCATCGAGAAATACACCCCGCAGGGCATCATCATCAAGTTCGCCCGCGAGAAGTTCCTTGGCAACGAAGAGCCTCAACAGACCGCCGTCCAGACTCCGGCCCAGCAGGGCGAGACGGCCAAGAAGGTCATCGACTCGCTGAAGAAGCCCGAGAAGGAACCGAAGAAGGAGAAGGAAAAGTCGGCCGATACCAAGTCCCTTGAAACAACGGCCACCTCCGTATCTGGCAACGTCATCGGCGTCGGCCAGAACCCAGTCATCTCTGCGATGCATGAGCAGATCGAGCTCGCCAAACAGCAACTCGACTTCCTCCGCATCATCGCGGCCAAGAACCCGCCCACCCCGCCGGCGAACATCACCGACAAGGGTTCGACGCCAGCAACCCCTGCCACGCCCAAAGGCAAATAACCGAACATCTTTACCATGGCCCTCGTCCAGACAGGCAACGCCCTGACCACCAAGCTGCTCGAACCGGGCGGCTCTTACCAGACCGACAGTTACGGACTTATCACGGGACGCTGCACCTTCGCGGTCAACGCCGCCAACGCCGGCCTCGCCGTCGTCCCCGGTCAGGTGCATCCCAGCTACTCCGATCTCTTCGTCCATCGCTTCACGCTGACCAAGGGCGCGCTCAACCTGGACAGCATCGAGGCCGAATACGTCGGTCTTGATTCGACTGTCGTCTCTGGCGGAACGACCTTCCCTAACGTCACCGCCTCCAACGGCCTGACCTCCGAGCACATCGTCACGCACCCAAACTTCTTCGGCCCTTCGGCTGGCTTTGACACCGCCATCGCCGGCGACGGGACGACCTTCACGGCCTCGACCATCAACCCGGACTACAAGGTCGGCGGTGTCTTCGGCGCTCACTTCAAGGGGACGGCCACCAACGCGGGAGGCTTCGTCGGCTTCCTCGACTCGAGCACCTCGGCGAAGCAATACTACTACGGGAAGAACCAGTATCTCGCCCCGACCACGTCCTTCTCCGGCCACATCTACACCAACGACGCGAGCAAGTGTACGACGCTTCGCAACGCCCTTGGCAAGACCAGCGGAACCAACTCCTTCTCAGGCATCAAGCTGCTCCCCGACCACCTTGGCACGACGTGGACGGCCAGCATCAAAGGCTCCACCCGCAACACCATCCTGCTGTCTCAGGTCAACTTCGAGGACTACTGCGTCCCGACTGGAGCAACCCCGAAGATTTTCAAAATCAACTACGAGATCCGCTACAACCGCGAAGGCTATCCCGCGGAAGTCTACGCCAGCGCATGAGCAAGATTCAACCAGGAGCAGGGTACGGCTTCACATCGTCGGGCTACGGGTACAGCCTGAATACCAACGAGCCTTTCGACCTGAGCCAAGACGCGGCCGCACCCGACCACCCGTTTAAGGTGCGCGCTGAGTTTGGTTCCAACGCAACCGACCTCCGCGTATACGTCACGGCCGGCACGATCAACAACATCGTCCCTTGCATCTACGGCGGTAACCCTACCGACCCCCTGCTGAACGCCATCCCGCAGCCATACTCGGTCATCGCAGGAGGCTCGGCTACCATCTACGACATCTACATCCGGGCCGGCCGTGACACCACCTTCGGAAACTTCCCGACCAGCGACCGAAGCCAGAACGGCTATCCGCAGGTCTGGTATGAGGCCGACCCGACAGGCCCGAAGGCCGACACCGACACCTACGGCTATATCTGCATTGCCCGCCTGACGGTGGACAACGCGACCCTGTCGGTCACGTCGGTTCAGCAATACGTCACCGGCTCCCTGTGGGCATCCCGAATCAAGGTAGGCGACCTCACGGCGCAATACTTCTACGCACGCGTCTAAGCCATGGCGACCCCCATCGACGGCCCCGGCCTTTCGGTCAATCTTTCGACATGGGCTTGCAAGTTTGGCTATGCGACCTGGACGAAGTGGGTGGACTCTTCACAGGCTCAGGCCACGACCGTCGATAAGACGCTCCTCTTCACGGGTGGCGGCAATTACTCTTTCGGCTTCAACGGCGGATTGGATAATCAGTCCCTTATCGAATTCGGGCCGGCTAACGGAATGAACTCGGACTACGTCCCAGAATTCGTCGGCGAGACATTCTACCCAGGAGGACAAGGCCAGCCGCCCGAGACGATCGGAAGTTATACGGCCTACCCAGCCCCGCCCCAGACGATGACGGAAGACCTGTTCACGACGGGCGTGCAGAACGTGGACAACTCGGTACCCACGAACTCCACCTTTTGGTTTTACAACGTGGACGCGGTGGACGGCCTGACCGATCAGACCTGACCCCCTCCTCGGGATTGCCCGACCCCGCAGATTTAAGGCCATGTCGAACACCGTAACCATCTCCCAGGGGAACACCTTCGCCTGTTCCTTCGTCTGGACGCCCGGCCCCTCCGGCCCTGCGAATCTTTTGACGACCACCCTCACCTCGACCTTCGAGGACAAGTGCGGGAAGCAGTACCCCCTGACGGTCACCAAGGCGCTCGACGGCCTGTCCTTCACCGTCTCCTATGCCGGCGACACCGCCGACTGGTCTGTCGGCCTCGGCCGCTGGGACATCAAGTTCGCCTTCTCCTCGACCAGCATCTCGAGGACTGAAATCTTCCGCGTCAACGTCATCGACTCCGTCACGGCCTGAGCACCATGCCCGACGCGATCATCACGTCCACCGAGTCCACCTTCGGGACTATCTCGGGCACGTTCCTCGAAACGGGGGCGACCATCCAAGGCACCATCACGGGCGTCGTGGCGGGCACGCTGGACGGCTCTGTCGGGGTGCCTGGGCCGCAAGGGCCTGCTGGCAGTCCTGGCAGTCAAGGCCCCCAAGGCCCCCAAGGCCAGCAGGGGGTTCCCGGCCAGCCAGGACAGAAGGGCGATAAGGGTGACAAGGGTGACCAAGGTGAGCCGGGTCAGCCTGGACAGCCCGGCCAGCCGGGTCAGAAAGGTGACAAGGGCGACCAAGGCGAGCCCGGGCCTCCCGGCCCTGCTGGGGTCGTCTCGGCTACGGCTCCGCTGTCCCTGACTTCGGGCGTCCTATCCATCGACGGCTCTGGCTACTACCCCGCCAGCAACCCCTCCGGCTTCCAGACGGCTGCTCAGGTCACGTCCGCGCTCTCGCCCTATCTCCTCAGCTCCACGGCCTCGACCACTTACGCCCCCATCGCGGCAGGTCAGCCTATCTCGGGTACTGTCGGGCAGGTGCTAACGAAGAACAGCGGATCAAACTACGACTCTGCATGGCAGACGCTCATCCCTGGCGACCGTTATCTGACGACCTCGACGACGAGCCTGACCATCAATAACGCCAACAAGACCCTGACGGTCGGGACAGGTCTTTCTTACACCACGCAGCAGGACGTGGTCATCGCCTACGACGCGGCGCATCATATGCACGCCCGCGTCACGACCTATAACTCCTCGACCGGAGTCATGGAAGTGGACGTCATCAGCCATACCGGCACAGGCACTTATGCATCTTGGACGGTCAACGTCGGCGGTACCGTTCCACTTCAGTCCGTCGAATGGGGCGAAATCCTCGGGGTGATTGGGGACCAAAGCGATCTCGCCGGAGCCCTCAACTCCAAGCTTGAGATTACCGACGCGGCCTCGACCTATTACCCCTTGGCCGGGAACCCATCCAACTTCCTCACTTCGTCCGACCTCTCCGGGTACGCCACGCAGTCTTGGGTAACCTCTCAAGGTTACATCACTTCCTCGGCCCTCTCGCCCTACCTCCTCAGCTCGACGGCGGCGTCCACCTACCAGACTCTGGCGGGAATGTCGGACTACGCCCCGCTGGCCTCGCCGGTCTTCACGGGCGACGCTCGAGCGGTCACCCCTTCGCTGGCTGATAACGACACCAGCATCGCCACGACGGCCTTCGTCAAGGGTCAGGGTTATCTGACTTCGGCTCCTGTGACTTCGGTCGCTGGACGGACGGGTGCGGTCACGCTGTCGACCTCGGACATCTCCGGCCTCGGCACGATGGCGACGCAGAACGCCTCGACGGTCAACATCACCGGAGGCTTCATCAATGGCGGCTTCACCGGCACGACCACCACCGCCGCCGTCGATACGAATACGACCGCCCTCGCAAGCACCGCCTTCGTCATCGGTCAGGCTTCGTCGACGACACCTGCTAACAACGGAACCGCCGCCGTCGGGACTTCTCTTCGTTACGCCCGAGCCGACCACGTCCACGCTACGGATACGACCCGAGCGCCCACGGCAAGCCCGACCTTCACCGGCACGCCACTCTCGACGACCGCCGCCGCGGATACGAATACGACCCAAATCGCAACGACCGCCTTTGTCGTCGGTCAGGCCGGTACGGCTACCCCGCTGGCGAACAACACCGCCGCCGTCGGTACGTCCCTCCGCTACTCGCGTCAGGATCACATCCACCCCACGGACACGACGCGCGCGCCGCTGGCCTCGCCGACCTTTACCGGAACCCCTGCGGCTCCGACGGCTACGGCGGGAACCTCGACGACTCAACTAGCCACGACGGCCTTCGTCACGACTGCCGACAACCTGAAGGCTAACCTCGCAAGCCCTGCTCTGTCTGGAACCCCGACCGCTCCGACCGCCACGGCTGGCACGAACACCACGCAGATCGCGACGACGGCGTTTGTGACGGCGGCGGTTCCGGCGCTGGCTACGTTCACTACCCCGACACCGACCAGCACGACCACGGCAGTCTCTCCTCGCGTGGCGATGGATTACCTGATGCATCCGGGTCGCGTTGATATGTATGGCGGCGGCTACGGTGTGACCAGCGGAGCCGGTGCAGGCGTGAACGTAGGAGCAGGAACTCACCGAACGCATGAGATTATCGGCCCTAACGTTGGAGTTGCAGGAAATGCCGGATATTTCTTTGACGAGACATTCAACGGTTACGGCATGTATGGATTCACTCGCGGTGCTGGGCTTATCGCAAGGGCTTGGAATAAGGCTATCTGGGCATCTGGGCGTGCTTATATCGGAGCAGCATCAGTAAACACTTACAACGGAGACGCCAATTCTACCATCCGAATCTCTGTCGGTGGGAAGTCCAGCACGGCAGGCGGAGATATCACCGCAGCAAACCCTGGCTTTGGATGGAAAATCCCAGGCATGGGCAACGCGATGCAACTTCAAGTCTCAAACGGTAGCACCGTGACCACTGTCACGAGTTCTTTCACGCCTGTCGCCCGTCAGATCTTCGATTGGAAGACATACTCTGATGGAGCCGGAAACGTAACGCTGTGGATTAATGACACTCAGGTCGCAACGACTACCGGCGGGCCAAGCCAATCGACGCCCGAGGACTACAACTTCTACTTTGAGCAAGTCGAACAGACTTCTGCCGCCGCGACTCGCATCGCTTTTTATTCTCTTAACCCTCGCGTCTGGTGGGGCGTCTAATTCACATGATTACCTACAAAGTAACGACCCTCTTTTCCCCCGACTGGCAAAACGTGTTTGCCGCCCTATTCCCCGGGCGTCAGCACGACTACTCCGAAATCGGCGGAAGCGTCGCGGTCTTCGGCTTCGATGACCCGACCGTCACCCCCGCCGACCTCGGCCCCCTCGTCAAAGTCGAACTCCTCTCCCAATGATCACCGCCATCCTCTGCATCCTATCGTTCATCGCCGGGTTCCTCGTCCACCGCAAGCACGCCGCCAAGGCCGCCTCGCTGGAGCAGAAGTCCAAGTCCATCCTCGACGTCCTCAAGGGACGCTGACCGACCATGCGGCTCGGCTTCCTCATCTTCGCTCTGCTCCTGGCTGGATGCTGGACGACTAAGAAGCCCGACGCCCCCATCCCCGCCCAGCCCGAAGGCCCGACGAAACCTTCCGCGGTCAAGACCCTCGGGGAAGACCTCGACAAGACCGACCACCGCGTAGGAGCCGCCCTCGTCGCCATCGAGCGCAACGCCGATAAGCCCAAGGTCGTGGTCGCCGAGTCCCGCCTCGCTCAGTCCTACCTCCCCCAGCCACCCGAGGGAGACGTCGCCTTCGCCCTCGCCCGGGCTACCAAGCAAGACCCCATCGACTACGCCAAGCAGATGGAGTTCGGACGCAAACTCGCCACCGCCGTGAACAGGGCGTGGGAACGTCTCGAGGCCGATCAGAAGGAAGCCGCCCGCGTCTCGCAGCT